TAGATCCAAGAGAAACAATGGTGATGGTTGATCCATCGGAAGAAATTGCACTTACTCTATTGAAAGTTGGATCGGAGAATCCAGTTCTGTTGTAAGTTACAATATCACCCGTTCTAATTCCTGCAGAAAATCTTTGGCCTGGTGCAGTTACAATACCCGCCGAACCAATGGTAAAGTTAGATCCAAGTGGAGCTAAAGCAAATCTAGAGGAAAGTTCAAGGTCAGCAGTAAATGTATTTACTCCTACCTGTTGTTGTAATGATTTGACATCACCAAAACTATATTCTCTTACAGAAGTAACAACATAGTTTACACGAATTCCATTAATAAAGAGTGGTTCGTCTACAATAAAAGTTCCAGAGGTATCAGTTAATGTAAGTGTTTTACTAGAACTTACATTATCCTTAAGGAAAGCTGTAGCACCACTTCTAGCACCTTCAACACGAACAGGTGTTGTCAGAGTTACATCCGAACTTACAGTTAGGGTAGTGAAAGTTTGAAGATCATATAAGAATAAATCATACTTAGAGGCATCGTTTGCATATGCAGCTGCTTCCAGTTTGTAATCATAAACTTTTGCAACACCAACTTCAATTCCAGGAGTTGTACCTCCAGTTGTTACTCTCTCACTTCTAAGGCTAACAGTTGCAGTCGTACCAAAACCGATGGCAGGAGATCCATAGACATTATTAACAATCAATCTAGAAACACTATCAAAAGCCACCGCTGCAGATTCAATAGTTTTGATTGTTCTTGGTTTTTCTAAATCAATAAGAGTATTACTAATTTTTTCAATATCATATCCTTTTACATAAGCCTTACCTGGAGAGACACTGACTGTCATCAAGTCTGTGCCTGGAGTGTTGCCTTGTGCGGTCTGTTGATTCTCAAAATACACCCCACCATTACCAACTCTGTCGTTCAGAGACTCTTTAACGGTTACTTGGAACGGTTTGATGTAGTAATCACCACTTTCATCATAAGTTCTTCTAGCTAACTCATCTCTGATTAGATTATAATCAGTTTTTTGTATAAGTTTTTGTACTACTCCATTTTCAATTCTGAGCAATTCAACGAAATTTTCATCATTGAATTCATCAAGATCTTTTTTGATCAGTGTAGTTTTGATTTGAAGTCTGTCCGCACCAGGAGCAGCAAAGTTGGAAAATCCGCCAGCGTTATCAAATAAGCTTTCGTCAGCGTATGCCGTTACAAGATTTTCTTCAATAAACAAACCAACTCTTGCATTTGGTCGATCCGTATATTGATCAAGGATTACTGTGTCTGCTAAGACTCTTACGAAAAATCCTCTAATGAAGTAAACACCATCTTCAATTTTAGCCGCAGATGCTATACATGTAGCATTTTCAGGAATACAAGATGCAAATGGGTTATTTGCAATGATTCTAGAATTACCATATTCAATATCAGTGGATGCAATTAAGTTCTCTCCGTCCAGGAAAGACGTAGTTACAAAATCGTTACCAGATTTTGTATACTTAACATAAAGAGTATTAGTACCTCTACTAGATTCTGTCTTAGTAACGTAATTTACTACTTTAGCTTCTACTCCAGAATTTTCACCTCTGATAGTTTTACCAACTACACCTTCAAGATAATCAACAACATCTATACCAAAGAAAGAGTCTGTAACTTCTACAGCGTAATACAGACTATCATATGCAATT